TAAATAAATCAAGGGTACAAGGTGTGGTTATACATCATTCTGGTGTGGAAAACGGACCTAAAAATTCTGATGCGGTGAAGGCTTTTGAACGTCACCATATGGGCAAAGGTTGGGATGGTATCGGGTACAACTGGTTGGTGGATGAGAGTGGTGTAATTTTTGAAGGACGTGGTTGGGATAACCGAGGAGCGGGGACCAAGGGTTGGAACAGTCGTTCCATTAGTGTGTGCTTTACTGGTTGGGGTTATCACAAGCCTAGCGACGCTGCTTTACGTGCTTTACAAACAGTTGTTGATGCCGCTGAATCTCATTTCGGTAGAGGGCTTTGGGTTTCAACGCATCGTAAGAAGAGTCGTGAAGGGTATACGACGTGTCCGGGTGATGTGTTAGGTGACTGGGTTGAGAATGGTATGGGTGTCGTTGAGGCTCCTGATGCTGTTGATTGGGCTGCGATCATTCAGTTCTTTAAAGATTTACACGAGCAGGTGAAGAAGACTCCTTTGTCTCGTCCTTCTCGTAGTCGTGGTTTGCCTGTGCGTTTAGTGCAGGGAAAGTTAGCGGAGCGTGGTTTCGATCCGGGTCCTGTTGATGGGATTTACGGTAAGAAAACTGTTTCTGCTGTTAGAGAATTTCAGAAGACACAAGGTTTTTTGAAGGTTACTGGGGTGGTGAACGGTGACACGTTCGGTTCCCTGTTTATACAATAAGGAAAAATATTATGCCAAAAGGTGAAGGATACGGAACGTTTGAAGAAACGTTCGGTTCACAAGATGAGCAGCCTTATAACTCTACGTCTTCATTTAACATGTGGGATATGAGTCAGAAGGCTAAGAAAGCCGCTTCGTTTTTGCGGAAAACTAATTTAGGCAACGCCGCTAACGGTGGTCGTCCTTTCGGAAAGTAGGTTGAGATGCCACATCAATTAGATGGAAAAACAATGAAGGTACCTAAGACCTCTAAGGTTTTAGTAGACACTGCTTCTCAGGGTGGGAACCAAGGTTCTCTTACTGGGGATGCCATGTTACGTATGGCTAATGGCATGCGTGCCAAGTTTGATGAGAACGACTAGTGGCTGGTAAGAAAAAGCCTCGTCGTCCAAGATATTAATCTAATAAAGGAAAAAATTTGAAGAACATATTTGATGTACTTGAACGTGCTGGGTGGACTTTCGCTCAAGCGTTCCTCGGTGTATTCGTTGTTGCCGACTTATCGTCGGCTAAGGGTGCGGGTGTTGCTGGTTTAGCAGCGGCTGTATCAGTCCTTAAGACTATGGTTAAGGATAAGGTAGCGAAGTAATATGGACAACACGGATCTTGATGCTAAATGGGAGTTATTCTTAGAGCAACAAGGTACGTCCATTCAACAAGAAATTTACCAAGAGTTAGAGGCATCCGCTAATCTATTCGATGTGCAAGACGGCACACACGCAAAATGGTCAGATGAAGAACTCTTAGGTTTATTGCTTGTGTTTGATGAAGCAGAAGCGGAGGCTTTGCTGTCTGCTTTTCACGCTGGTGTTGATGGGATTGAGGAGGCTCAGTATGCTTTCGCTGTTTGGGCTACTTCTTTAATGGGTTTGATCCGGCAGTGTCTCGTCAAGGATTGGGAATGATTGGTTAAGGTTTTCTAACCATTCTTTAAAAACTGGTTCTTCTATTAAACGCACCATGAGTGTGCGTTTTATTTTGTCACGTCTGCGTGCTAACGATGTTTTAGGTATGCCTAGCACTGCGCCTGCTTTACGTAAAGACATGCGTTCTATTAGTAAGCGTTCTGCTATCCATCGTTCTAACGGTCCGAGTTCTTCTATTGCGTCTGCTAGTAGTTCTTTTACGTGAGCGGTGGTTTCTAATGAGGCGAGAGGTTCTTCACCTAATGGTGGTGTTTCCATCATTGCTTCTAATTCTGTTGATGCCCTGTGTGGAAAGAGGCTATCTTGCGCTCCGAACTGTATCTTGCCTTCTCGCCACGTGTCAGTTGGATCAGTCGGGAACTCCTTTTGTTTCCCTGCCATATTCTGTTACTGGTTTCAAATAGTCGGGGGCTATAACACGGGTGTTGTCCGCATCATAACCCGATGGTTCTCCTAAATCCCACGCTTCATCGTGGTTAATCCATCCTAGCATCTCGACTTCTCTGAATTCGGGAGCCACTGGTCTAACCACAAATAAATCTAGTCCTTGTCCTAGTTGTCTGCGTCTAACAGCAGCGTTGTTGGATGTTCTAACTCTTCTAACTTCTATGTTGTGACCTACGTCTGCTCGTCCACGGTTCTCTTGGTGGCGGTTACCAGCCCATACGTGTCCACTCCAGTATTGGTTGGTTACTCGTGCTACTGCTAGTTCCCCAACTGCGGCTGCTACTTGTGCTGTTCTGTCGTCTTCCATGTAGTCACGTTTATAATGTGATGCGTCTTGTTTCTCCCAGTTTTCTATGAAACGTCTGCATCCTACGTGTGATGCCCATTCGTATTCCCAAGGTTCTAGTTTAATCACTATCAAGTTTGTCGACCTTGACTGCGTTGATTCGTACGATTTGTCTGTCATCTTCCCACGCCACCCCGTTTAATGCATCGCATGTCAACTTGATGTAATTGTCCAGATCTCCTGTTAAGGTTTTCGCTCCATGTGGTGATTCCATCACGTGGAGTATTGTTTGTGTTGGACTGTACACCAGCACTATTTCTAATGGTCCTGTTAATGTTTTGCCTACTTCTTTTTCCCATACTTGCGCTATGAAATCTTCTTCGTCGAGTGTGGTTTTTGGTGTGAATACATGGCCGCTCTTAGTGTGTCTCGGTCTCGCTTTGACCTTCGGTCTTCTCTCGATAACGACGCTTGTAATCTTCGTGGTTTTTCCACGCGACTTTTTCGTAGTCATTTACTATTTTCCACAGAATTTTATCTCCGTCTTTACGGCTGGCATATTTTCCACCCCAGTCCTTATCAGCAGACTTTAGTTCATAATAGATGGTTGGTTTGTCATACCCATCTCTAAACATGGAGCAGGCTAATGATACTAACGTTCGTGACCTGTCATTTGATGTGCTTCCTTTGGGTCCATTCTCTCTTATAGCCTTTGATAAGCCTCGTAGTGGAAGATATGAGGAGCGGTTAGGTGCTGGTACTTCAATGGGCTCAGGAGGCTTGTATAGGGCTCTCACAGGCTCCCACGCTTCGGGTGTCACACGGTTTGGTATAGCATCTTTTACGAAAGTCGCTACTGGTACCATGGAGAAGGAGTATTCGGGGTTATCCATCTCATTGTAACCTCCTCTTTGACGGTTACTTGCGTAGGGTAGGCGGACACCATTTCCCCAGCCTCGTTCTGAGAGTTCTACTTGTTTGGGGTTTACTTCTTTTGTTGGTGCTTCTACGATGTCGCATACTGCGAGTAGTCCTGTGCGTACATCTCTTGCGTACATTGGTTGTGTGAAAAACACCCAGAGGTGGTATCCCTTGGAACGTGATCGCTCTATCCAAGATTGTACGTCTAGTTGTTTCAGTATTTGGTGTACGTTTTTTGCGTGTATGTATGATTCTTGTATTCCTTCGTCAAAGTCAACGCACCCCCAGTAGACTTTCAGTCCGTCTTCTTGTGCGAACAGTGGGTACACTCCGATGGCTGGTTCTGCTTGCAGGTGGTCTGCTATTTTAGTTTCGTATTCTTCGCCTTGTGCTTCCACGAATGTTCCGTCGTGGTTTGTCCATGGTCTGAAGTCGCCTGTGTCGATTGCTACTTTGCCACCTCGGAACAGGTCGGCGAATCCTTTGATGGTTTCTTTATCGTAGTCACTCATCTCTGGATCTCCAGTTATCCACTTTGGTCGCTACATAGGTTTCTGCTTCTTCTTTAGTGTCGGACAGTTCTAATACTCTGCCTTCTTTTTCTACTACCCATCGTTGCACCCATATGCCTGCCCCTAATGCTATTGGTCTTTTAGTTATTGTAAAATCTTCAGTGAGCATCGGGTATCAACTCCTACCAGTATGGGTGTATGTGTCCGCTTGATGGGTCTAAGTAATCGGTTTGGTCTATTAGTCGTGCTGTTCTTTTATTTTTACACAGGTTCAGGTTGATTGAGTCGGTGTGGTATTTCTTTTCCCACGGTGATAGGTCGAATCTGTCTCGCTGTCGGTAAACTTCGATAACGAAGATTGCTTCTTGTTCACCCCCGTATCTACCTGCATATAATCCTGCGGCTTTACCTT